TGCGATCGCTCCAACAAATTGGCGCAGAAGCTGGTGCAGCAGGGGTTCTGCTTTCACAAGTACTACAATGTCGGGTGGCCCAACAAGAAAACCGGGCAGTGTGATGAGGTGCGTATTCATTGAGGCTGCCAATTCAGCATGCTGTTGTACCAATCCTGAATTTGTTTGGCTGCAGCGGGGCCGGTGTCGGAGTTGCTTAGATCCCTACGGAAGAAACGCTCGCCCTCGATCGGCGACTTATATGTCTCCGTTGCGTATTTTGCTGCTTTATCTGCGACGCCAAGACTTCCCCAATCAGTCGCACCCTGCGTTAGATTAGAGCCGGCGGCAGCTAGACCTATCTCGCCGTAGATCTGACCCAGCAATTGCGGGTCGTTCTTCAGCGTCGCAAGTTTGTTGGCGTAATCAGCCAAATACTGCGCTGCTCTCGGGTCGTGAACGACATCATGCGGGAAATACTGTGGATCAAGGGGATCCAATCCTCGCGCGGCATTCCTATTGAACATGGCCTCGGCAATGGCCTGGCGGCCTTGGCTATCCTGGGGATTGGACAATTCCAAAGATATCCTGGCCGCCATCTGGTACATTCGATCTTTGTCGTTGGCGAGCTGCGTCGTGTATGGCGCGCGGCTGATTTCCCATTGGTTTGGATCGCCCTCGCTGGGGTACCAGTAGGAGCTGGGGTTGGAGATGTCGGCGCCGGGCGGCGCGGCGTATGGATTATTCCGTATTTCGCCGATCGGAGATAAACCGCCTTTTGACCCATACGGCGACGTCCACCCTTCCGGCGCGTAGGCCAGGCCGCCCGCACTGTTGGGGTCATTGCTGGCGAGCTGCCAGCCGCCGCGCCAATTACCGCCCTCAGCGGCGTGCGCGGCATTGAGATGGGTTTCGGCAAACGCGGTGGGGTCGTTGGCGTTGGCGCCCCAGCCACCGGCCGCGTAGGCCTGCCAGGCATCCGGGTTGGCGGCGTAATACCCCGCCGTATCGAAATTGGGATTGGCAGCCTCCCAGCCGGTGCGCATTGAGCGGTCGGCCGGGTTGTTATAGGCGGCCTTGAGGTGCTGCTCGGCGAACGCGGTGGGGTCGGTGACGTTTGAGCCGGCGAATGCCGCCCACGCATCCGGGTTGGCTTGGTAGTATCCCGCCGCGTTAAAATCGGGATTGTCAGTGCCCCAGCCGCCGCGGATGGAGTGGTCGGCGGGATTGTTATAGGCGGCCTTGAGGTGCTGCTCTGCAAACTGCGTGGGATCGGTCGCGCTCGATCCTGCGAAGGCCTGCCAGGCGTCCGGGTTGGACATATAATACCCGGCGGCGTCGAAATTCGGATTGTCGGCGCCCCATCCGGTGCGGATCGAGCGATCCGCTGGATTGTTATAGGCGGCCTTGAGGTGCTGCTCGGCAAACGCGGTAGGGTCTTGAAATCCCGAACTAGCGAATGCTGCCAGCGCATCCGGGTTGGCTTGGTAATATCCCGCCGTATTGAAATCAGTGTTGGCGGTAGGCGCCCAGCCGCTGCGCCAGGCGCCGTTCTCGCCCGGGTTGTTATGCGCGGCCAGCATATGCGCCTCGGCAAACTGCGTAGGATCATTGAAACCCCAGGCGCCCTGGTTCTTGTAGATGTCGAGCGCGTCCGGGTTGGCGTTGAAATATCCCGACGTATTAAAATTACCGCTGTTGGTGCCCATCGACGACGACGCGCCGACATAGCCGCCGCCGAACGGCGCGTTGGGGTCGTAGGAGGTATGGGCGCCGGTATCGAACGCGCTCAACGGCGCGCCGCTGAAAGAACTCAGGCCGCTGCCGGGGCTGTAGGTGCCGGGAGCTGCGGGGTCGCCGAATGACGGATAGCCGCCGACTTGGCCGTAGCCGCTGGCGGGGTTAGTTCTGGCCCAGTTAGCGTTATTCTGGTCAATCACACTCTGCGCGTAATTCGAGACGTTCTGCTGGTTGGCCCAATAAGCCGCGTTGTTGGCGGCCGCCGCGGCCGCCTGATTGGCATTCATCTGGTCAAAGACGGACTGGCCGCCATTGAAGCCGCTCATCCCAGGGATGCCTAGATTTTGAATGCCGCTGACATCAGACATGGCGCTCCCCTAGACGTTGACGCCGCAGCGTTCATAGGTCGCCGAGATCGAAATCAATTCCACATCTGGCTTGGCCTTCTGGTGCATGGTGACCTGCACCACCGGCGCGTGGCTGTAGCCGGTGAGGCCGACAGATACCCAGCCGGTGTTGCGCACCACAGAAAACACCGGCACGTCCTGGTCCCACAGCGCCTGATCCCAATCGCCCTGGTCCCACACATCGAGCACGCCAGGATCCGCCACCGGCGGCGGCGCCTGCGGCAGGCTGACGACGTAGTCGGTGCAGGCCGACAGTTGCGGGTTGAAGTTGGCGTTGACCTTGGAAGTGAAATTCGCGCGGGCCTGGCGCCACACCACTGTTTGCGATGGCGACTGAAACATTTCCCAGCCGCCCACCATGGTCGCGGTGTAGGCGACGCCGTCGTCGGTGCCGCCGCGATCCATCTGCTGGATCAGGCCGAGCTGGGTACCGAAAAAACAATCGCCACGCATGCGCAGATAGCAGGTGCAGTCCCAGCCGGTGAAGCGTGCCCAGGCGCCGGTGCCGGTGTTGACAACGAGGCAGTATTGCTTGCCCGGCTTGCCGCCCGGCATCGCGACGAACATGCCGCCATACTCGTCCCACCGCTCCAGGGTCCACGGCATCGCATTCTTGGTGATCGCCTCCTGGCGCCAGCTTGCCTTGATGTTGCGCGTGATCATTGCGAGATCGAGGTCGCCAGAGGTCTTGGTGATCGCGGCCGATACCGGCACGATGCCCTCCACCGTCGCGATCAACAGATCGCCGCCGAGCGCGATGTGGGCATTCATGCCCATCGGCTCCGGCACCTGGTAGCGGCCTTCCTGGCGCCAATTATTGACGTCGGCCGGATTGGAGCCGGTGAAGATCAGCAGCTCGCCGTGGTTGGTGCAAAATACCAGCTTGTCGTCGATGCCGTCGCCGGCGTCGATCGACCAGGTGGCGCAGAACAACAGCTTGCCACCTCGCGTCGCCGCGCCCGACAACGGCAGCAGCTCCAGCTTGCCCTGGATCGCGTCGATCGGCAGGTACCATGCGTTCATGGTGCCGCCCTCGATAAAGAACCAGCGGCGCCGATACTTGCAGACATAAGTCAGGTTGCGGCCGTTGATGCAGGACGGCGGCGGCACCAGCAACGGGTCGGTGTGGATCTCGCCCGAGTTCAGCGTCACCCAGGTGGTGCCGTCATAACGCAGCGGGAAATCTCCGGCGTCATTGAGCACCAGCATGTAGTCGCCATTGGCGTTCGCCATCTGCGAGGCGCAGTAATTGCCGCTGGCCTGTCCCGACTTGACCAAGGTCGGCGTCGAGAACGTGACGTCAAATAGCTTGGTCGCGTTGCCGGCGAACATCGCCTGGGTGTTGCCGCTGGAATATTCGAACGCCGATATGATTGGCAGCCGCGCGTTGGTCAGTGTGGTGTTGACAGTCCAATGCGTCGGATGCGCGTCACGGTAATCACTGAAGCTGGATGTGCCGGTCGGGCTGGTGTGGGCGACGGCTACCGTCCAGAACGTGCCATCGTCGACGTCGTAGGCGGTGTTGCCGACCGTGTAGGCGTGATTATGCAGCCAGGCCGGCGCGTCGAGTGCATGCACATCGCAGTAGCGTTCGCAGCCGCCGCGCAGCTGCACACTGCGCATGGTCGGCTTCCAATTGTCGAGCCACACCGCGCCGCCAGGCTGCATGAAGCCGTAGTTCTCGCTCTCGATCAGGCCGCGGGTCGGCGCCGGCAGCATCGTGGTCTGCATCTGCTGGGCGACTTGCTGCGGGATCGGCATGCGCCGGAATGACTGATACTGGGTCATGGCACCACCGGGTACGGGTAGGCCACCCGCAGGTTGGACGACAGCGTATTGCGGCCGACGATGACGCCGCCTGGGCTGTCATGGCCAGACACCATGGCGAGCGCGGTTTCGTAATTGCCCATGTCCTCGGCGTAGGCCGAGCCTTTGTTGCTCTTCCACTTCCAGATCATGCCGAGCCTTAAGCACCGCTCGTCGATCAGGAAAGTGTCGAGGTCGTTGAGGAAGGCGTCGCCCTGGCCGCCCGAACTTAACGCCACGCAATTCTTGTCGAGGTAGGCGAAGTAACTGGTAACGCCGACAGGCATCACCGGCCAGATGTGGATCTGGCCGCCCATCATGGTCCACTCGCCGTAGGGCTGCTCATTCCAGTTGCGGGCGCGGCGCTGCAGCCACTCGTCGGCATCCGGGATGAAACGCGAGGGCGTCATGGTCGAGGTCGATCGCCAGACATTGGCGGTCAGCAGCATGCGTTTGTAGTTGGCCGGCAGGTTGAACGCGGTGGTGTGGCCGTCGCCGGCATAGGTCACGGTGGTCTTGAG